CAGTACAAGGTAATTGCTTTCGTACCCGGTCAAACTCGCCAATTCTACATTGAAGGATACAACCTTGGGGATGCAACTGGTATTTCTGTAATAGTTTACAGAAGATTGGCCGATAATGCGATTGGAAGCTTCCACTACTCAGGATTGAAGTTGATTACGACTACGAATGAAGAAGTCAACTTGAACATCCAGAACGGTGACAACCCACCATTGGTTCCTCTTGAGAACAATAACTTCAAGGAGAACTTTTTGGTTTTGATTGACACAAAATACTATGCGATTGCCGAAATCAACGGCACAAACATTATATTAAGTGGTCCAATGAAGACGTGGACGACGTTGGGGACGCCAGTAACCTACGACATCAACCAATTTACAAAGGTTTCAGTTGTGATACCAGACAGAGATTCACCGCCAATGCCCGGTTACGAGTTCGACTTCATCGACCGTCGTGGCAATGACGTTATAGAAAAGCAAATAGAAATAGTAAGTCCTATGGTGATGGCTGCTGCCCTCAATGCAGGAAATGAAGACCAATTCATGGAAACCATATCTCAACAGGAATCCGTGGGTTTCACCATTGAATACGACGATGGAACCGTTGAAGAAGGAAATATATGAGCGAAATCTGTGAGACGATAAAAGCCAAGGGCGAAGTTCACGTTACCATCGAATATGATAATGGTAAGGTTGAAGAGAGATTTTTCCGAAATACCATACTCTTGGGTGGCCGTAATGCCTTAGCCAAGAGTTTGGCCAATCAAGTTGACGACTTATACCAATTCTACATCAATAGAATGGTATTTGGCGATAACGGCACCAGCGGTGGTGTTCCCAAGTTTGTGGATGCCAGCAGAAGCGGTTTGTTTGGCGTCACCAAACTGAGTAAGCCAGTCATTGCGACCATCGACCCAAACATTCCATATCAGGCAGTTTTCACTTCGGTAATCACCAAATCAGAAGTAAATGGTGTGGCCTTGAGTGAAATGGCTTTGGAAATGGCAGATGGACAGTTGTATAGCATGGTGTCGTTTGCTGACTTGAATAAGACTTCTTCCATGCAGATCACTTGGAATTGGCGATGTTCATTCGTATGATAATAGTTTAACAATTTCTATTGTTTTGCATATGAGATGCATATATAATCTCAACATGTTAAATCAAAAGCAAATAGAGATTGTGAATGGATCGTTGCTCGGGGACGGCACAATCTGGACCAATTTTGTTGATCCTCTATGTAAATTTCAATTAGGACAATCAAAATTAGATAATTCCGGTATTGACAAGAAAAGCTATATTGGCTGGCTTGTATCGCAATTCATGATTTTTGGTTGTTCTGTGCGACCCAGAACAATCAAGCCAAGTGGTTTATTGAAACATAATTTCAAAAAATCACAATATGAAGGCTATGTTTTCACTACAAGATGTAATGAATTATGGAGTGAACTGGAAAAAAAATGGTATGTTCCCCGTGATGACCATCCTCACTTTCGAAGAAAAAAAGTGGTTCCACTTGATTTGTGTCTCACGCCGTTAACGCTTTGTGTGTGGCATATGGAAGATGGTTCTACTTATACAAAGGATGGCAATATAACATTGGAAACACAAGGATTTACTGAGCAAGAGGTTGACTTCCTTATAACTAGATTACAGAAAGATTTGCAAATAAAATCGCACAAGAAAAAAGCAAAAGAGAATCAGTTTAGAATCTTTGTTGGAACAGAATCATTTCATCATTACATTGATACAATCAAACCACATGTATCTTGGGATTGCTTCGCATATAAGATTGATGATTCATATAATAAACTGACTCAAATTGGAGAAAACCACTCACAGGCAAAACTTACAGAACAGCAAGTGCAAGAAATTACAAATGCAAGGTTAGCGGGTCGTCCTGTAAAAGAATTGGCTGTTGAGTACGGAGTAAGTAAAGCATGTATTTCAATGGCGACAACCAGACGATGGCAGCACCAAACTATAAAAGTTCCATTCAAAACCAAACCGAGATTAGATGCTTCAAAGATTACTGAAATCCTAAATCTTAGAGGTCAAGGCATGTCGCAAAAAATGATTGCCGATACTTTGAATATACATCAAGCAACTGTTAGTAGAGTTTTGAGTAATCAGGATATATAAGGTATGCCAAGTATTGAACTTATCCCAGAAGTTTTCTATCAACCAACGCAGCCGTATAATTACATATACGACAATCTGCCGTTGGAAAACATCGTATTACGCACACAGTTGATTAACTTTGCAGTTGATCAGAACTCCCAAGTGCTAAGGGAGTCCATTGGTACGCAAGGAACGCTGTCCAACCGTCTCGCTCAGTCGATGAATCCAGACGGCTCCTTGCGTGAAGATGCCATTGACAATGCCATGCACAACATTGGTGCCCACACCGAAGGGCAGTTTGATGGTATTGATTATGTAATAATGATGTTGACTGAACGGGATAAGTTGGCACTGATAGCTTCCGAAGCTACATCTTTCAGATTGGCAGTTGAAGAGACGATATCAGCAACACCTTCCGTCATACCTGTTTTTGACAACACCTTAGTTACATTAGCTCAGTCTGATTCAATTTCATGGGAAGTAACTCCACCGGCGACAATTCGTGCGCACATGAATTTTCCCGTTGAATCAGCACATAAACACTACTATAATGTAATCCCAGCAAGTGCAGTTGTAATTCCAAACTATATTGATTACAAAGTTCTCGTTCCATTCGTAGATGGTTCTTTGAGGGTTTACATCAATGGTGTGAGATTGAACGAGTCCGCTACTGTAAAAGTTCTTGTTGGTGGTGTGCTGAAGCCACTCAAGTACACCGTAGATTTAGATGGCATGACATTATTGCCAACTGGTTTCTTCTCCCTCAACTTGGCAATTACATCAACAGATGTCATAAGAGTTGATTTTGATGTATCCTTCATTTGATTGGTAAAATATGGCGTTTGATTACGGGTTTCTGATTCTTTCCCCAGAACACAATGTAGCTAGGGTTAAGAGTACCCTAGCCTCCATTGAACTACACTATAGCAAGACCCCTTCTGTTTGTGTCGTAAACGACACCGCAAATGCGGGAGATTTGAAAGAGTTTAATAAGTTATGTCCCACCTATCAAGGTGGGGCAACACTCACATCTCTCGTCAATGCAGGAATGAGACACGGCGGCAATCGCTGGACAATAATTCTGATGGAGGGTGTTTGGTTGAACAAGAACATAGACAGAAAATTGTCTCTTTTCGCCAAAAATGAGTTGGATATATTGTTTCCGATATTTATTCGGTTTGATGTAGACGGAAAACCGATGAAATGTTTTGATTTTGTTTCTGCCCCGCTGAACGGCCTTACCGTTCACCAATCCACCTTCCTTGATGTCGGCGATTTCACCGACAATCCCCAAAAAATAGCAAAACAATTATGGTATGACAAAGCAGTAAAACAGGGCATCGCATTCAAAGGTATTTTAGGAGCAAGAATATGCTAACAAAGGGGAATGATGAATGATTTAGTGTTCAAAAGAAAATTTAGGTGGACCGTTTCTGGCGGGTCTGGTGACAATATATTGTTCGGAGAGGTATTCGCAAGAGTGCTAGAAAGACCGAAACTTACACTCGAACAAGTGCCACTGCCAGATGGTGGTTACACTGTCGCAGAAGGCAAGTGGAGTCACTTTTCATTTACCGTGTATGATTATGACCTTGAAGACAAGTCGATGTTTGAAAATATATGTGAAAACAAATGCGAATGGCTAGAAGTGAAATTATATGATGGAAATGGAAATCCATTGGAAGAATGGAAATTGGACGGAGTTAAATTCAAAAAATTTGACTTTTTCGATTTAGATTGTTCTTCATCATCGGTATGCGATGTCGAGTTCACATTTGAATTCAAAAGTGCAAAATACACATCGCTTCATCAAATCAAGCCGTAATGTCCTTCAATGTTTCCAGTTTCAAGTTTGGGTTGGCTGAATAAAACTCAGCCAGTAGATTTCTTTCAACCAAAAATGAATACATTGATTTTTCCATTGCATTGTGTTGCTTGCGGTGTAATGCATTGTCATCAATGACAGATAGATTTTCAAGATTATTATTTCTCTTATTTCCGTCTATATGATGAACAACATAACTATCAAACCATTTTCTCCCAACAAGGGTAAATGCCTTTTTTGCTTCATGAATATGAAGCATTTCTTTTGATGGAAAAATTCTCAAATAAGCTGATTTGTCACCACCAAGTTGGATTTTTTCTCCATCAATTTCACTTTCAACAAAAACTAAATCAAACTTTTTCCTTATACATCCACAAGATTTTGTGTGCCCAATTTTTAATCTCGTTAAACTAACGGTCAGTTCTTTGCCGCAATCACACTTAACATTAAACCAAGTGCTTGCATACTTTGGGTGTTTATAAACAGACTTTATTGTTAGTCTATCAAACTTTTTTCCAACATACAATTCCGTAATCACACGTTCTTTGTTCCTCTTCCGAGTTACTAACATTTTGCCGATTTGAGTTTCATTTTTAACTGAAAGAAGACAGCCGCAAGATTTTATTCTTCCTGATTTCAATGAATCATATCGCACAGTCTTCATACTTCCGCACTCGCACTCACAATAAACATATCGCTTGCACTTCTCCGTAGTTGGAACTTCTTCTAAAATTGTTAACTTTTCAAATTTCTTTCCTATTGGCAATTTACGCTTGGAATATGACATCAAATCTCTCCGTATATAAAACTCCACCTATCATCTGCCTTGTGTTGTCCATTGTTCACTTCTCTCAAATATTCAAACAACTTCTCCCACCCTGCAAACATGAACGTCATTGGTATGAAACCAAAATACCACAGTGGTATACAAGTAATATCTTCACAATTTGTAACCAATAATGTTGGTTTCTTTGCATTATTGCTATTTATAATCTCGTGGACAGTACCAGTTGTTGGTACTTTATATGGCAAATATGAAATAATAAAGTCCGATCTATCGACCAAACAAAGGTCTTTTCTGACGAATGATTTTGATATTTTAACTATGGTTTCGTAATCTTTAACTTTCTGTGCCTCTTGAAGAGTTGGAACCCACTGTTGCTTTGGGTCAGCAAATGGATCAAAAAGCTCTATGCCAAACTCTTCTGTAAGAATTTTCCGAGGCAAGTCACGCCAATTCTCTTTAACGTCGAATTGGATGGGACCAGACAAATACGTTTTTTTGCCGTTGAGATATTTCACAATTGCTCCAATTTACTCTAATACTTTATTACCCAAAAGGAGATCGCATGTCAAGTGACATTGAAAAGATTCTGAATGAACAGTTGGTTGAGCGGCACAGCTATTTCCAGTTGAAATATTTCGTGATCGGCAAAGAACCCACAAATCAATCCAAAATGTGGCGTTGTCTGACCGAATTGAAGACCAGAAAAGAGTCCATCGAGTCCATTGAGATGGAAATTGAAAATGTTATTGACAATCTGAAGCTTTTGGAATTCAGGAGCCGACAGGATGTTTCTGGTACTTTTGCGGAGGCAATGGCCCCTGTTGAGCAAGCCATCAAGACCAGACAGTGCGACCGGCAGAAAAAGCAAATGGAAAAGCAGGTAGCGGCTCTAAATAAGAAGCTCGTGAACGTCAAGCAGGAGGCGACGTTCTTTGAGGAATCCTTCCGCTCACTAGAAAAAATCGAAGCATTGAAGCCTTATGACGATCTTGAATCCCAATTACAATATTGGAATGAAAAGCTACTTGAGGAATTGAACCTGAAATTGTTGCTTCGCCAACCCATAGATACGGAAGTAGTTAAGACAATAATGACATTGGATGGAGAAGCTTCTGTGAAGAAATCAATGGTTAAAGTTCTCCAAACAGTTCAAGAACAAGCGAAAATGCTTGAACAAAAGAAGCTTTAAGCCAAGGAGTATTAATGACGAGGGTTTCCAGTTTAGATGCGGGATATAAAGCCGGTGATTTGTCGCTATTTCCGACAGTGTTGGACGATCAGGAAATACTCTATCAACCAACTAATAATGCCGAAACTCTATTGGTTGCCGGTCTCAGCTTCAATGGCAAGAACATCATTGTGGCTGACGCCTCCAAGTTTCCAGCCAATGGAACCCTCCGACTGACCGAACAAACGGAAAATGGCAATTTTGAACTGGTATATTACGGAAAACGCACAAATACAGTCTTCACAAACCTACAAAGAGGGTTTGCAGGCTCGATTCAGAATACTTGGTCATCTGGAACCATTGTTGGGAACGCTGTAGATGCAGAACATCACAATGCAATTAAAGATGCAGTAATCCAGATTGAAACTAAATTGGGTCTTAAAGACAATCCCGATGCCGCTTCATTGAATGGACTACTGAAGAATCTGGAAGATAGATTTTTAGCTCCCAGACCTTTCTTTCGAGCCTACCCAACCAAGGGTCGGCCCGCCTTGACTGTAAGGTTTCAAAGCTTTTCAGATGGTGACGTAGTAAGGCATTTATGGGACTTCGGAGATGGAAGTACATCAGTAGAGATTAATCCATTTCACACATATCTGACAGAAGGTAATTATCAAGTTAAACTAACCATTCTGTCCAGTACGGGTGCGCAAGGAATTGCAATTAAGAGTGATTACATTACCGTATCTAACGATGATGTAATTCCTTTCTTCTATGTTGTCCAAGACGACCCGATGGTTCCGGCTTATTCACAGGAAACAGCAACAGCGAACTCAACTGATCCAGCTTTGTGGAACTTTGTGGACCAAACGGACGGTGATATCGTACAGAGAATATGGATTTTTGATGATGGGCAAAGTATTACGGTAACGGACGCAAACATTCACTCGATAACCCATGTTTATCAAAGTCCGGGAGAATACTCCCCGACATTGTTGGTGGTATTCAATGACCAGCAATTCAGGTTGGCATTCTTGCAGGAAAAAGTGATGGTACTCTAATGACAACAAGTAATTATCCATGTAATTTCGATACCGATTTGAACCTGTATTTGGTTCACAACGCTTTGAGAGTCAAGCTTGCGGAAGACTATAATCCCGGCGATACCAGCATACTTGTTGATGGAGATACCACGAATTTTCCGCCAACTGGACTTATCACCCTTACCGATCAGTGTAATAACATCAATGATAGGGCAATAAGTTTCTCTTATTCCTCCAAAACCGCCGCAAGCTTTGAAGGATTGGTGCTTTTGGAGAAATTCAATGATGTTTTCAAGCCCAAGAGAATAACAAATGTGACGATGAATGTGATGTCCGAACATCATAACAACATTAAAGATGCCATCATTGCGGTGGAAGAGTTCATTGGCGTCAAAGGAAACTTGGATAGAAAGCCTTTTGGCCCCACAATGGAAGGACGTATCAACTTCCTAAGAAAATTGGTTCTTTCTCCAAAAGCTTGGTTCACAATCGATAGACGAATTGGGTTGGCCCCTTTGACGGTCAACTTCCGAGATGAGAGCGTTCGCTTGGGCGACGGCACAGTTACTTTTACATGGGATTTCGGAGATGGAATATCCCTAGTATCAGTCACCCCAATTTCTCTTGCTTTGCCTGTAGACACACATGACAGCAATATCCTTGTTGAAAATCTCAATGGTGGCATTGTCACCAAGACATATGATAGTCCCGGCAAGTACACTGTGACATTGACTGTTGAGAATGAGTTTGGGGAAAACACAGTGCAATTCATGGACATCATCAGCGCTAGAACTCAAGCTCCGAATGAAGCCGTGATAGACATGACCCCCAACGTAACGGCTGGACAGACAGGAACTTCCGGCTCCCCGATTGGCGGTCCCTATACACCACCACCGGCTTATCCCCCAACAATAAAGTCAAGGATTAATACATTCTTGGACTTCAAGGTATTTCCGGGAGAAAATCCAAATACTCCGGGGCGGTCTTATGCTGGTGAGGAATTGGATTTCTTCAATAACCCAATCGATCCAGTTATAACATACACTTGGAACCTTGCGGACGATTTGGAACATACCAATTCACCCAATGCCAGAGCCGCTTACAGCATTGGAGGCATTTACGACCTTATCCTGAGAGTTGATACATCGTTCGGTGCCTACAGAATCACTTCGTATCAAGAAAGCATAAACATTGTAGAAGATTACAATTTGTGGCTATGGACATTTACCGACTTGGCCGAGACACAGATTCATGCCAATGAATTTGGACTGGTTAGCGAAACCTTCAAAACGAATTCGACTAGCTACACAGTAGCCAGAGACACGTCCTTCTTATCAGGCACAAACAATCAAACTCAGGCAGAAAAAGAATTCAAGAGAAATGCGTCCTTTGCTCCAAAGAGCAACACGTCATCCGGTGGGTCAGGTGTCGGAGCTTT